TTCCAAGCATCCATTGCTCCTCGCCCATTTATAACCCTAAGAACTTTGCACGCCGCGACGTCGTCTGTAACGCGCAAGCCGTAACGTGCAAGAGCTGCAACAATTGGGCAGCCGGGATACTGGTGGGCAAGGCTCAATGCCTTGCACCTCAGGAGAGCCCTGAGGATTTTTGTTTTCTGGCAAGCATAACGACGGGACGTCCAGCCAAACGAGGCCAGTACCTGGAAGGGCTCGCGTATGTTCACGCGGTCCGTCTCGTCAAACACTATCCCGCAAAAACTTGCGTGCGACAGCTTGTCGTGCTCCTCAAGCTTAATGATCAGCCCGAGCTTTGCGAAGTCCTCCGATGTAGGGGCCGGGCCGTTGGCAACGAAAAGACCATCGTCACCTTCAACCACGCCTTCAATGTTGGTGCACCCTTTCTCAGTGCAGACGAACAACATGAACATCAAATTAGAGAACCCGTTTCCTAGTGAAGTGCACATTTCCCCCGACATGCGTACAGCGTTGAGCCGCACCTCGAAGTCTTTGAACTGGCACCTGTTGAGGCCACCTAGGACCTCCCTGCACAGCTCCATGAAAGCTGGCCCCGTTGGGAGGTGTTGCGTCATATACTCATATAGCTCAAACTCGACGCATTCCATAATCATGCGGACGAATAGGCTCTCAAACGCGGTATAGTCGCTGGCTAAAAATTTGGAACCGTGCCCTATAAGGTTAGCAATATAGGCCGGACGTTCTGCCACAGGAACGTGTTTGATGAAATGGTGGTCTAGGTACACGACCGACTCAATGAGCTTGAACGTCGGGCCAACCATGCACTTAAACTCGTCGGAGCGCGCGTTAATTCCGCGGTTGAACTTCCATTCCGAGTAGACCTCATCCTTCATGAACGACTTGCAAATTCGGTGCTTCGGGTCGTTCAAATCCGTGACTGCTTCCCACTTGGTGCGTAGTTCCTGCTTTCTCCAAGCTGGGTAGTCAGTCCCCTCTAGCCATGTATTCACTGACGTATCGGCGTCCGCTGGCAGAGGCTGGTAGTTCTGACGGACGTACGTTCGGACGAAGGCTCTAAGACGCTCAAGGGCAAGTGGGTCCGCAAGGGGAACCTTCACTCCAAAGCGCTTCGAGACCCCCGCCAGCATGGACCACGGATCCACGGGATCGGGATGAGGACACGCGGCCCCCTCCAGGTGGCACCCCAGTGACACCTGTGTAGGGACGCGCCGACGAAGATCGACCTCCCGAGGCACCGACACTTTAATGTCGTGCTTGATCTCAGGAAGCTTCAAGGGAACTTCGTCGTACCGATACCCGTAGGCCATGAGCCGACCTACACTGACGGGGCCCCGGCAAAATCCAGCAGGTCATTCTCCTGCTGACGACACCACAGGGTCCACGCCACGAGCGCACTGTTCATGCACACGTTTCGCCCATGGAATGAGTCGTACCGGTTGAAATTGACCAGCTGCAATTTTTCAGCAGCTGTGACCATACGCGTGAGCGCTGTCTTGTCATCGGCAGCGAAGGTCATATATTTGGGTGCCGTCAGCTGAGCGATCATCTCGAAGCTGACAAAGAGCCGTT